ATCAAGACCAAAGCTATCTTTTGTGGATGCCCATAGTCCCTTCTCTCGTATAGTCGCCATCAATGCAAGGTACATAGCGCTGTTCATGAAGAGCGCATCACATTTGTGAGCGTCGCATGCATGGATTAGCTCGTCAATACCACGAATTAATTTACTTTGTGAGGCACTTAATGTGCTGCTGTCAGGAGAAACATCTATGCCATCAGCATCGATAGCCTGACCGCTAATATCGTTAGTAAGCCTGTACCAAAGCCCAGCCATTTCTTTTGGGCTGGTTGTCGGGTCGCCGTTTATAAACATGTCATTAAATTTGTAAGCCATTGACCGTACAAACATTTTTGTTTGTAAAGCTCTTTGGTCTACGAGTGAGCTCTTATCTTCCAGAAGCTCCTTAGGAATGTCAATATACCCACCGAGTAAGCATACCGTCTCTTCAAGTGGTTCGGTTACACCTTTGCTCTCTGTATAGGGCTCGCCAATATTACGGGGAGTAATAGTTGGCAGAGTTTTCATTCGCATTAATTTAACAGAAAGCGTGCCCGAGTTCTCAAAGGTTAAGAGATCCATTACATCGCTTTCTCTGCGGAATACATCAACTACACCTTTTTTAAGGTTATCCTTTGCAGTCTTCTGAAAGTCTGCAAGTGTGTAAGCCATTTAAACCTCCAATTATCTGCGGGTTCGCTGTTTATACAAGTCTTTATACCCACGAGATATTAAATCAAGACTGCTCATTCCGCTTGTATCCTCTGGCACTCGTGATTGGCGAGAGTCGGATAACATTAGGTCTGATTCGTCCGTCTCGGAGTTTTCAACCTCAGGAACGCTCTTTATCCTGTCTAACTTGGCTTTTAGCTGTGCCTCATACTCCTCAAGAAATGTAAATGGGTCTGGCGCATTCCAGGGAACAAGATTGAATTCCTGGTCTCCCTCTTCAATCGCCACGCCATATTTCTCTATGAGTTTGGCTTGCCTTGCCCGTGTCATATCAACAATCGGGTCGCCAGTCTTTGCGCTCAAGTCCTCCGCTCCTTGCTGCTTGGCTTCAGCTTTTGGCGAAGCACTCTCTTCTTTCAGAACCTCCTCGCTGATGATTTTTTCAAGGTTGTAGCGCTGTTCATTGCTTACCTCTACACCAGCTCGTTTCAGTTCCTCAATGCGTGCATTTAAGCGTTCTGTGGCTTTGTCGGTCAAACTCTGGGCATGTCTTGTCGCCTTGCTGATTATCTCTGGCTCGGCTTCTCCTATTGCGGATTTGACAAGCTCCAAAATTTGCTCCCTTGTTAAACTTTGACTTTCCACACTCTCTTTGACTTGTCCACTTTCTACCGCCACCCCCTGCTCGGGAGAAGGAACAGTTTCAGGCTGCCCTGCCTGTGTCTCAGAAGTGTTAGGTTCTTGTTCAACCATTGACAATACCTCCTCTAATAAGACAATTATACTCTAAATTGTCAATAAATGCAAGAGCTATCTCAAAGTAGCTTTTACAGCTGGTATCAATTCGTAATTGAACCAGGTATCAAATATGCCACCTGGATTGCCCAGCTTATTCCACATATCATACAAAGCAGCATAAGCGCCTGGTGGTAGTTCATAGCCAGCAATAATGTGCTGATAAAGCAGGTCGTAAAGCGGCTCTGAAATCATGCTGTATTCCTGCTCGTTCAAGTAACCTTTCAGCCCGCCTTGCTCTGCTTGTCGGTTTGCTGTAAATATCGGCTGAACCGCTGGGTGCTTACGCTCATAGTCAGCTTTCCACTCCCAATACTTTCTTAGCTCTGGGAATTTCTGCAGATATTTTCTTCTCTCGGATTTAGATGTAAGTGAGTAATATCCCTGTTGTATAGCAAACCAGTTGGGGAATTTCTTATCCCTCTCGTCTTGGAACTTCTTATATTCATCGGTCATTTCTTTTGGCCAATAGGTCATCGGTTGTATGCCAGCTTCCTCAAATTTCTGCTGATATTCGCCAGTTGGCTGTCCACCGATAACATATAGCCATTGCTGCAGGGTCTCTAAATCTATGTTTTCTGGGGCAGCAGTTTTACTATCCAAGAATGCAGTTTCAAAGTAGGGGCCGAGTTCGTTGTTTATTGCCGTTCTATCAGGACTTGGTAAGGCCGTATACCTATTCCAAATTGCGCTGATTAAGTATTGTCTAACCCGCTCTTCTGGGTCTTTTATGTTTATAGCGCTTCTTGCGCTGTATTCTGGGTGCTTATCATAGAATTCAGCCAGCGGTCTCTTATCGCCCTTTTTGTAAATCTCCCACGCCTTTGCATATTCCTGCTTATGGTTTCTGTAACTTATTTCGCCCTCTGGCAATATTCCAGCAGGAAGGACAGATATAAATGCAGACCAAGTAATATCATCCATCGGTGCGCCGTTCTCCGCTGCTAACTTTGTGAGATAGAATGGCTCACGAAGGCTTACCTCCTGCATTGTTCTATTCCAGCCCTCTTCATATACGGCGCCTTCTTTATTGATAATAGCGTTCATCATTTGCTCATAGTCTATCAGCCCCTCTTCAAGCATATTGGCTATATTTCTTTCTACAAGGTAATCACCCCATTCACCAAAGAAAGCCTGCGCTCTTGACATACCTAAACCTTGCCGTATAGCTCCTGCTATACCAGCGGGAAAACCAGCCACTTTTCCAAAAAATGTTTCTTCACCACCAAGCATTTCAGAAAGCGTCCTTGATGTTCTCAATAATGGCGTTGGCTGTATTTTTTCTGGCTTCCCCTTAAGTAGGTAGTAAGGAACGGTAACCCACATAGCTGGCTGCATCATCATTGACACTATGTTCATCGGGTCAGACATATCCGATTCCTTCTGTGCTATTGAATAGGCTAAATCCCAAGCTCTTCCGCTCCTCGTGGCTCTGGCTTGTTCAGCTTCATACTTTGTTATTTTTCCCTCTTTCACCAAGTCATTTAGTATATATTCCGCATCCCTCTTTATTTCCTCATCAAAGCTTATTAATCTCTGGCCAGCTTCTATAAACTGTGATGGCGGGAATAATTGCGATAGTGGATTAATCCATATTCCAGTACCCATCCAGTCTTCAAGCCATGGCCATGGTATTCGTATCTTATCCTTCAACCTCTCTGGCATTCCCGTTGTTGATAGGCGACTGCTAAATCTTTTTAACCTATAAAATTGTGCATACATCCCTGGTTTGTCTATGGCTCTCATTGCCCAGTTTCTCATACTTCTTGTGAACCATAGGTGATACGGGAAGATATAAGATAGTCCTTCATCCCAATAGGTCTGGTCTTGGTAATTAAGCATAGCAAAATCACGCATTGCTGTAGCAAAAGCATTGGCAGCGATGAGGTTATTTTTCATTTCTACCTTTGCTTTGGCGATGTATTTAGCGGCAGCCTCCTGTGCTTCTGGTGGTAAGTTGCTTAATTTCCACGGGCGCCTCCCAGCCTTTAAATCATCTATGATTGCTCTCTCAACATCGTTCAGCATCGGTATGACATCTTTGGTAAAGAATTCAAATTTAGCAGTAGCATCATTTGCCATTGGCGGGGCGACATTTTGAATATAATGTGCATCAATTTCTGCTAACAGCTGAATTGTAGGATTGTATACTTCAGCCACAAACTTATTCCAAGCAATGGATTTGTCATCTGGGCTCATGCCTATGGTGCTTTCAAAGAACTTATTTATCTCTTCTATCATCGGCTTTCTTACTTCCCAGCGCTCAGCACGCCATTCCCTAATGACCTGCCCATCCTGCCCAGCGGCTTCCAATTCCTGAGCTAACATTTCAGTTAATTCAACATCGTATCTTTCCTCTGCATTAAATAACTCCCTAAATAACTTGTCATTTTCAGCCCTTACCCTTTGATACTCACTGTCAAATTCTAATGACGATTTGAATTTCCTATCGCTAACATCTTTGCTAAACTTCTCCCAATTACTATCTGCCTTCTTGAATGTTGCTTCCTGAAGTGATGCAAATTCATCAAATAAATTCTTATACCTATCCGCATTACCGCCTAAGGATTCAATAAGCGCTGCTTTTCTTTCGCCGAGAAGCCTATTAATCCGTGCCATTCTCTCTCTATGCAGCTTGTTGGAATCATCAGAAATCTTTTTGAATAAGTTCTTATCAAGATATTTGCCCTCAACCGCCTCCGCCATAGCTTTGTATTTAATTTGGTCTTGCTCGGTGAGTTGCCTCATCCACTCCCAAGCATATAAATAAGTTAGTTCTGAAAATTCCATTCCTATAGCAGCAGGGCCACTAATGCCGAGATTAGCCTTTACATAATCTCTAATCTCACTCACATCATATTCAAGGGCATCTAAGGTGGTGTCATCAACTCTGTTTCTTATACGATTAAATGCTTCTTCTACCTCTGGAATAGTTCTCTTTCCAGCTAACTCCTCCTCAAGCATTTGAACAATTCCAATCCTTCTTAATATCCCCTCATAGAAATTAGGGTCAACATTTGGAAGGTTGGAATTCTCGTAGAGTTTTTGAGCAATATAGCGGACATAGTTGTTTGCATTTATATCCTCCATCTCCATAAACTTATCTATATCAGATGGTTTCTTGGCGGATTCTATATTGGTTCTAAACTTATTGAATTCCTCTGGTGTCATATAGCGCTTTAGCTCATCTGGAATTTCACTTAAGCCAGCCCCAACTCTGTTTATTGACTGATACGCATCGTCAAATCCAATTGCGTATGCGGAGCGAGATTCAATCTCCTCCATTTTTCCAGACCACTTTTTAAAGATTGAAAGCTCATCAATCTTGTTAACAAGTTTTTGAGCTCTAATTAAACCCCTACCCAATTCTTTCCAATCTTTTTCTGCTGCTGCTGCCTTTAATGGGCTAAAGTCTTCTGTAAAACCAAGCCTCTCCGCAGACGGGAAGAAATCATAGGATTCCATTATCTTGAACGGCGTATTACCAATTGCTATACCACCAACGCCAGTAACATTTGTGCTCAAGACATTATTCATCCAGTTGTATATCAAGTATCTTGGATTGAATCCTAATACCAAGATACCTTGAATCTTCTTCATCACTTGCATTGTTCTCTTGAACTTACCGTGCTGTGAAGCATCAAGTCCGAAACGATGCACCAAGAATTCATCTGCAGCTCTGTAAATATGGCTGATAAACTGCGATTTCCATAAGTCAAGACTCCACGGGGCTACCTTATCACCGATGTAAACTTTAAAGTAATCTCTTATAAATTCGTTATCTGGCAATATATCGGCAATGGTGACATTTTTACTTCTCATTAATCCAGCTATATCAGCGTCTTTATCGTTAAGCATCTTGACAACTTTATTGACATCTGTATCAAATGCTTTTGCCATTTCATTCAGTTTCGCCCTCTGCACCTCTGTCGCATTCCACATAGCTAAATCTGCCTGTGGAATTCCTTTGGCAAACGCTTCACGCAAGGATAAGGCATTTGCATAGGCAACGGCGGAATTAAAACTATCTGGCGTAAATGGCTCTGCATTCAAATCACCTGTCATTTCCGCTACATTTCCAGCAACCTGATTCGGGTCAGCTTTTGACATTGCCTCAACTCTTCTGTAAGCCTCGTCAGCTGTACTTACATCTCTTAATTCAATTTGTACATGGTCAACTACATTGTGGAGTCCTTCTATTGCTTTGCTCTCTGGTGTTCTCTGTGTAAGGCGTTTGAGTGGGTTCAATTTTGGCTCGGTAACATCCATGTACTTAGGAAAGCCATCATTTGTTATTCCAGCAAACCATTTATCAAATTCTGGGATATTTTTTGGCGGTATCAATTTATCGGGAGTAAGACCTGGAAAGTAGCCCCTACTATAAAATTCCTGCGTCAGCATAAGTGTTTGAGTAATACCACCAGAAGAGCGCCATTTTCTATTAATCATCTGTGGTATTGAATTAATTGGCCAGGGCATAAAGTCTACTATTGCATTACCCGTTAATGTTTCAGCACTGACTTTTAATGCAGCCCCAAATTGTTGAGTTGTCTCTATATTCAATATCTTTGGTGTATCAGATTTCATCAGCGAGTCGCCAATCTTCGCCATTGCCTTATTTTGTATATAAGGCATACCATTCATCGGGTCTAATATTGCCTGTCCAATGTAATCACCAAGATACCCCTGGTAACCAAATCTACTGGCAATATCGGCATAAACGATATCAAGCTTTTCACCAGCCAATAATCGCTCTCTGGCTTCATTGAGAGCCCCTACTCCATAAACACCACCCTCTAATGGTACTGGGTGTGGTTCACCCCTGTCTATTGCCCATACATAACCCTCTGAAGCTTTAGCCACCTCGCCTGTACCAAATGCCTTTGACATAAGGTTCATCAAGTAGCTTGTGCCTTTTGTCTCATAGGTCATTGAAGCAGCTTGCCAAGCGGCTCTAAATGCATCTGCGTCCGAAAATATCTCTCTGAAAGCATCATCACTTTGAACCGCTTGTTCTGTAAGACCAATTACCCTTTCACTTGCTTCACCAAGTATGTTAAATACGCTTAATGACTGTAGTACATTGCCAAGATAAGGGATTTCATTACCAGTTATGTATTGGTATAGAAGCATACCGCCAACAGCGGCGCCAGCAACAGTTACTAACGGTGCTCCACCAATGGCTACTGCGGATGGTATAAATAAACTTAACGCACCTTTAGTTGCTAAACCAGTAACAAGCGAGTTTATTGTCCGTGAGGCAGCAACAGCCCCAGCTGGTGCACCAAGCGCTTCTGGATTTGCACCTGGGGAAGCAATGAGTAGAAATTGCTGCCATGTCTGTAAGTTTTTATATACATCAATGCTTTGTCTTTCTGCTTCCGCAAGCTGTTTCTGCTCTTCTGGAAACCAATATTCTGTGGGTGGTGCAGGCAGGTTTGAAAGATACTGCTCAATAGGACTTCCTTTTGGTATTCTCCACTCGGACGGGTCTTTACCTTGATTTGCCCACTCTAAGAACTTATAGGCTGCGTTTATTCCCTCAATATCCAGCCACGGGTATTTAGCTCCAGCATAGGGGTCTGAATCAATGAGCGTCTTGTAAGCATAGATCCTCATTGGATTTGTCCAATAGGGGTAATTTACATTGATGATATCCCATATCCCTCCAGGACTTTCTACCGCAGTTGTATATTGACCCTTCTCACGACCATATAAAGCGCCAACCTGTTTTGCATAGCTCTCTAAAAATTCTTTATCTGGTGGTAAATATACAGTACCGCCGTGAGGAAGATATACAGGCTCTAATTCACTTGGTCTGTATCCTTTTTCTCTCGGCGTCTGACCTATGGCTTCATCACTACGAACCCCCCTACCGTATGTTACTTCTCCCGCAGGAGCAGATGGGCTGGTAACACCTTGAGGTGCATAGCTCATTCCTGGCTGTGCATAATTTAACGGTCTTGGCTGAATGTTTGGCTGGATATTAGGTTGAACACCTTGCTGTTGAATCCATGCATTTCTCGGCTGACCAGTAAGGTATATATATCTTGGTGGAATATAGTTCGTACCAAGATTTACATATCTCGGCTGCGCATAGTTTGCTGTGAGCTGTATGCCTCTTGGCTGTACATAACCTTGTGGCATATAGCTTGGAAGCGTGCCTTGTCTTGCAAAATCTGTGCCTAAACCATATTCCCCCAGCTTCGCATACCTACCACGATACTGCGGGGTATCTGGTGTTGGCTTCTGCGGGTTTATAGCCACTGCTTATATCCTAATTCTCCAATTAGCTAATCCTGATATCCACGGGTTTCTCTTGGGTTCTGCAGAACCATAACCACCCCAGCCGCCACC